CGGCGGCGGCGAGATTCCGGCGGCGGAGCGCGCGGGCCAAGCCGGCACGGGCAGCGGCAAGGCGGCGGCGGAGGCGTATTTCGGGAGATCGATCAGCGCTGGAGAATACGATTCGCTGATGCGCGCGACGCACGCTGAATCGGGCGCGCGCAATTCGCCGGAAGAGCAAGCGATGATCATGGGCACGATTCTCAATCGCGCCCGCAAGCATCCCGGCGGCATCACTGGCGCGCTAACCGCCAAGAATCAGTTTCAAGCGGTGACGGGCACGAGGTTCGAGCCCGGCCCGAGTCGGAATTACAGACAAGGGCCAAGCGAAGCGAGACGGGGGTCGATCGAGAGCGCGGCCCAGGATGTGCTGCACAGAGTGCCGACAAGTCAGGTCAATTTCACTGCGGCGAGCAGGGCGGCTTACGGACCCGGAACGAACGTCGGCTATTTGTCGCAGCTTCAGGGAACGGGCGGGGCGGTTTACGGCGGGACGCAATTCGGCGGCCGGTTGGCGGCGCCTGGCGGCGGCGCGGCGCCTGAGGGCGCGGCCAAGGCGTCTGGGCAAGCGATTCCGTCGAACATTCTCGCTCAGGCTAAACAGATCGCACTCGAAAGCGGTCCTGGCGGCGTCGACTCCTTCCTGCAATCGCAGGGCTTTCCGCGCAACGGCGCCTGGTGCGGGCAGTTCGCCGCCTCGGTGGTCAAGTCGCAGGGGCATTCGCCGCCGAAGGGACAGGCGGTCGCGTCGAACTGGCGCAATTTCGGCGAGCCGGTCCAGGGCGCGCCCCAGGCCGGCGATATCGCCGTGCGACGAGGCGTCCGGACCGGCGCGACCGGCAGTCACGTGACCTTCGTTGAAAACGTCGATCCGACCACCGGCCGCTTCTCGGCGGTCGGCGGCAATCAGGGCGCGTCGAGGGCGGCGCGCGCGCAGGGCGTCACGGGCCGAAGCAATTACGCGCTGAGTCAATTCGACTTCCGTCGGGCGCCGCAGCGGGAAGCGGCGGCCGAGCCCTCTGAGCGCGACGAGGCCGAGAGACCGATCCCCCTTCGCTTCGAGCACCAGCCGGGCGAAACACAGATGCGCCGGACCTCGATTTCCCGCGAAGTCGATCGTTCGGTGCGCGAAGCGACCTTGAACTCTTACGCCGACGCGGGGTTTGCCTGATGCTGTTTCAATGGGGCGCGTTGCAATTCGACATTACGCCGCTCAACGTCCACGAGGCCGATCAAATGACCGTCACCGATTGGGCGCGCAAGGAGATCGCCGGCGCGGCGATCTATCGCGAATGGGTCGGCGAGGGCGACGAGGAGATCGCGTTGCGCGGGCGAGTCTTTCCCCATCGCCTCGGCGGCCTCACCGAATTAGAGGTCCTGGAAAGTTTTCGCCGCCAGGGCAAAGCCGAGCTTTTGATGCGCGGCGACGGCGCCGTGCTCGGCTGGTACGTGTTGGAGAAGCTGTCCCGCGCCCATCGCTTTCTCGGCGCGGACGGCATCGGCCAGCAGATCAATTTCGAGGGCCACTTCGCCCGCTGCCCGGTCCCTGACGCCAACGCCTATTTCCCGATGCTGTATCAACTGATTCGGTGAGCCCAATGGCGGTCACAGGTCACGAGCTGATGACGGTGGCGGGCGCCTACATCACCGCCGACGTCATCGTCTGGCGAAGATATCGTTCGCCCGCGCCGGGCATTCTGGAGCAGCTCCTCGACGACAATCCGCACCTGGCGAAGCTGCACCGGGAAAGCCCGTTCCTGCCGGTCGGGACCGAATTGCGCATCCCGATCGACTCGGAGATCCTGGCTGGCCGGCCGCGCTCGACCAGCTTCATCACCCTCTATGGACGGAGCCGCGCATGACCTATCAGGGCTTCCGCACTCGGGCGCTCTGCAAAATCGTGGTCGACGGCGACGACGTGACGAAGGCCTTCGACCCGCATCTCATTTCGGTGCAAGTCACCACGACCTCCGACGCCACCCAAGCCGACCGCGCTCAAATCGAACTCGACGATCGCGACGGGCGACTGGCGATTCCGCCCGACGAGGCCCCGGTCGAAGTGTCGCTCGGCTGGACCACCGAGAGCCTGGGCGTGGTTTTCACCGGGCAAATGGAAGAGATCGAATCGGGGTTTTCGCGTCGCGGCGGTGGCCGGCGGCTGTGGATCGTGGCCAAGGGCATCGACGCCGCCGGTCTCGGCCGCGCCCATTTCCGGCAGTTTTGGGGCGACGGCCAAGGCGAGGAGGTCTCGCTCGAGGACGTGCTCAAGAAGTCGGCGGAGATGGCCGGCGGCATTCAGATGAAAATCTCGCCGTCGATGCGCGACATCAAGCGCAAATATTGGGCTCAGGACGAGAGCTTCCATCATCTCGGAATGCGGCTCGCGCGCGAATTGGGCGGGCTGTTCAAGGTCACCGGACAGACCGCAACCTTCGTCAACATGACCGACGGGATCAACGTCGACGGCAACCCGATGAGCACGGTCGAGGCGGTGTGGGGCGAGAACATGATCGGCTGGCGGATCAAGCCGTTCGTCGCCCGCCCGCAAGCGCAAACCGCAGCGGCCTCGCATTTCGATCGGGCGATCGGCGCGTGGGGCGAGATCGAAAAGGCGATCGGCGGCGATTTGCCGTTCGGTCGCTCGGCCGCCATCGCCGGGTTGCCCGGGCCGGCGCCCAACAAGCAGACCGCCGACCAATGGACGGTCGGCCTCACCGAAGCGAGCATCCTCAAGCGCGGCATGGGCTTCGTGATGCTGAACGGCGAGCCGGCGGCGGTGCCTTATGGGCGAGTCAGCGTCAAAGGCGCTCGCGCTGGCGTCGATGGCCTCTATTCGATCGAGGAGGTCGAGCATCTCTATTCGCGCAGCGGCTTTCTAACTCGGCTCAACGTCAACAATCCGCGGCCGACCGCCAACGAAGTCGTTTATGGCGAGAAGTGGAATTGGGTGAAGCCGACCGCGCGGCAGGAGCGACTGGCGGCGGAGCGCCAGGCGCGCGAGGAAGCGCAAGCGCCGCCCGCGCCGCCCGAAGAGGACGAGGGGGTTATGGTCTAAAGGTCAAACCCAAGCTTGACCGAAGCGGTGCGCCAAACTGCCGATCTGCATTTACCGTGCAGATCGGCTAGTGTCCGCAGGCGCAGGTGAGGCAACAGGGACGATTGGCCGTGGGCAAAATCATCAATCTCTTTAACCACAAGGGCGGGGTATCGAAGACCACGACCGTGTTCAATCTCGCCTGGATGCTCGGCACGATGGGGAAGAAGGTGATTGTCGCCGACTTCGACCCTCAGTGCAATCTCACGGGCATGGTGCTCGGGTACAAGGGCGTCGAAGACCTTGAGGGCACCTACGCGGAAAGCCCTCCGAACAACATCAAAGACGCGCTCTCGCCCGCTTTCGAATCAAAGCCGCGTCGCGTCACTGCGGCGGAGTGCATCCCTGTCGCCGGGAACGATAAGATGTTCTTGCTGCCGGGGCACATCGGGCTCGCCGAATATGAGACGACGCTCGGCATCGCGCAGGAACTAAGCGGCTCGCTCTTGCCCTTAAAGAACCTCCCTGGCTCGATCCGGTACATGCTCATGGAGACGGCAGCCAAGTATGAGGCCGATTACGTTTTCGTGGATATGAGTCCAAGTCTCGGGCCGATCAATCAGAACCTATTGATGACGAGCGATCACTTCATTGTGCCGCTTCACCCCGACTATTTTTCCGCGATGGCGCTGTCGTCCCTCGCGCGGGTTATGCCGCGGTGGCGGTCGTGGGCCGATGCGGCGAGCGGTCTCGATCTACTCAAAACGGCGGACTACCCGTTTCCGGAGCCGAGTTCGACGTTCATAGGAGCGATTATTCAAAAATACCGGCCAAGGATGGGAGTCGCAAGCAAGGCCTTCCAGCATTGGATTGACCAATTGGTGGCAGGCCTAAAGGATCAGTTGACGCCTGAGCTTGTGAAGGCAAAGCTGCTAGACGTGGATGATTTTCGCGCCCGCGCCGGCATTGATCCTTGGAAACCGATCATGGAGGCATCCGACTTCAATTCTCTCATAGCCCTGTCTCAAGAGCACCAAATACCCGTGTACGCCCTCACCCCCAATATTGTTGGCAAGGGAGCAGTATGGGACCAGGCTAAGGAGAACATGGACGTATTCTATAGCGGGTTCGAGGACTGCGCGAAAAAGGTCATCGCCCTGACCGCGTAGCCTCTCCCATGACTCCGAAGTCATATTTCAACGAAGTGTGGATGCGCGCCGACTTGTTCGGCGCGCTTCACGCCTATATCGCCAATAACGCTGCCGCAGCCCTTGACCCTGCCGAGCTCCTGAGAGCCGAGTGGGCAATGCGTGTGAGCGCCCTCGACCTATACGTGCACGAGATTGTATCGCAGCGGCTACTGGAAACCTTTCAGGGCGCGCGGTCGACGTGCTCCGGTTACCTAAAAATCCAGATCAGCAACGACACGCTTATGCGGATTCATGCCAACGGCAAGGGCAATGTCAGCGATGCGGCATTTGACCTCGAAATGCGGACAAGGATCTCGCGCCTAACTTTTCAAGCACCTGATGACATTGCCGAGGGAATTCGGATGGTTTCCTCGATCGAACTCTGGAACGAAATCGCGAAGCACTATGGAGCCACTGGTGCCGACATCAAGACCAACGCGGGCGTTTTGAAGGCCGAGCTTTCTCAGATTGTAAACAGGAGACACAAGATCGTCCACGAAGGCGACTTACAGCCGAGCACCCCGCGTGTCGCGTGGCCGATTACACGCCCCGATGTTGATCACGTGAAGACGGTGATCCTCCGCATAGTAAACGGGATAGAGGCGGTCGCTTGAGATGAATCCGGGGGTTCACCCCAGCAAGCGGCCCCAGGTGATCGGCCTCACGATCCCGTCGACGCCGAGGCCCCGCTGTGCGAGGGAACGGCTATGACGGACGTAAGCCACCCAACCGCCAGTAGAATCGAGCGCCCTAGCCTAACGGAAATCGCAGACGTTTTTGCTCGCTACGGCAACTTCACTCTCGGAGGCGGGAGCGCGACGAGCGCCGTCATACATGGACAAGTCGTTACGCGGCGTCACTGGGTAAACGATCAACAGTTCACCCTTTGCTTCGCGCTCGGTCGCCTGACGCCGGGGACAAACGTGCTCGCGTTCTGCACTGGGATAGGCTGGGTCTTACGCGGTTTGCCCGGCGCTCTGGTTGCGCTCCTCGCCGCGTCCATTCCCTGCACCGTTATCGTGATAGCCATCACGGCGCTCTTTCGGGAATGGCAAGGAAACGCCATCGCCCAAGCGGCTATTCATGGGGCGGTCGCTGCTGCCGTCGCGATCACTGCGAAGACGAGCTGGACGATTGCCGGGCCAGTTTACAGGAGCGGAGCGCGGTTGCGGGTCGTTCTGATCGGCGCTGCGGCATTCGGCCTCTATGTCGTCCTTGGGGTCGCCGCGATCTACGTCTTGCTGGGGGCCGCGCTGGTCGGCGCATTCCTGCCGGTCCCCAAACCATGAATATCGCGCTGCTCTACCTCCTGCTGCTCAAGGGAACCTGCACGGCCTTTGCGGGGCTCGCCTCGCTACCGGTGATCCACGACACGCCCGTAACGCAACACGGCGTCTTGACCGAGCAGCAGCTTAACCAGGCTGTCGTCATAACCCGAAGCTCGCCGGGGCCGGTCGGGCTTTACATTGTGAGCGTCGGCTATTTCGTTGCGGGGATTCCGGGCGCGATTGCCGGATGGCTCGCCATGATCACACCGGCGGTCATAATCATTCCACTTGTCCACTTCTCGGGACGGCACATAGACCACCCGCGCGTCCGGTCCGTGTTGCAGGCCGTTGTGATCGCCAGCGCAGGTCTGCTGCTCGCCGCATCGATCCCGCTCGCCCGTGACGCGCTTACCGATCCAGTCACGATTGCGATTGCCGTTCTGAGCCTGATTATCCTGCTCACGACCGAACTCGATACGCTGTGGATCATCCTGGCGTCCGCCGCCGTGTCGCTGTCGGCTTCGTCGGTCGGCCTGATTGCGCGCCTCGGCTAGCGGCGTGCAAAGACAACGCGGGCCTGGCTGATTGAGTTTTGACCCTAGAGGCATGACATCATCCTCATCATTGGCCGCCGGCGAATTGCGCCGGAAACAATCGCTCAAGATGATGGGCGAGCCGCGTCGGCAGTCGCTCCTTGACCGCCGCCTCGAACGCCCCCGGAACCGCGCCGCGCACCATTTCTTGCGGCATCGCCGGCCCCCAAAGCTTGACAATCGGAAAGCGCGCCCGAGTGGTGCGGCGGAAGACCTGGCCGCCCAGGGAACGAATCATGAATGTCCCGCGAAACACGCGTCGCTGGCCCCACGGCCGGGCGGAAACGCCGGCGCGCCGCTGCTCGGCGCCGAACGATTGCAGCGACAAATAGCCGCCGACCGAATTGATTTCATAGACCGGCTCGCTCTTGGCAGGGCGGATGGTCAGGCCCTGGCGGACCGTGGAATAGGGCAACCCCATTTGCCGGCCGAGCGTGCGCACGACTTGAGTGCGGGCGGCGTTGCCGGCGTCGTTCACCGCCCGCTTGAGGGCGTCGGCCGAACGCTCCGGCGCGGCGGCGCACAAACGTCGCCAGCCTTCAAGCTCGCTGACGTCGATCGTCGCCATCCTTACGCCGCGGGCTTGGGCGGAGACGCGATCTTACGACCCGTCATCGGGTCGATGTTGGCCGGCTCTGAGCCGTAAGGCGTGGCGTAAACCGAGGGCGCCGAGGCCTTGCCAAGGTGGAGCAAGACTTTCGGCGGCTCGACCTCCGTCTTCGTCGGCGTCTCCGCCGCTTTCGCCGCCGCCGCCGGCGGCTCCGGTTTCGGCTGTTCGGGCGGATCGGCGCGCCGGACTGGTTCGCGAGCCATGGGTCAACCTCTAAATAATTTGAACCCCGACTCTCTCATAGCATTGGCGCGTGAAAGTTTCACGCACTCGCCGGAATGCGCAGGATGGCGTTCATGTCTTGGTTTAAGTCCTCGCCGCCAACCCGTCGCGCGGAAATGAAGAAATCCCAAAAGTAGATTTCGTCGTCGCCGAGATAGAGCTCATAGTGGGTGATGCCGCGAATCGAATATTCGTGCGCTTGCAAGTCGCCCTTGCGGAACGAAGTTGGGTTGACCCGGCCGAGCCGCCCCTCGAACACCGCCTTGGCCTCCATGGCCTCGCCGCTGCGTCGATCGCGCACCAGCCCATAGGCGGTGAAGACCTGCCGCGCCCGGTTCGATTGGCCGATCAGCGTCATCACATGGGGGGTCCAGCCGGCCAGATTGAAGGTCACTTCCAGCCGCGCGATATGCGTGTCGACCTCGATCGCGAACGGCGCGCCGCCGGCGGCGTGATCAACGAAGTTCTCCGCCAATTCCGGCAGCTTGACCTCTTGCAGCACCAGATGGTTGGAGGCGGCGGGGTCATGATCGCCGCAGAACAGGTTGGCGCTCTCCATCACATAAACAGTGTTCGCCATGGCGATGTCCTCCTTTTACGCGGCGATGCCGAGCATGCGTTCGAGCTGGGCGATGGTCGCGTCGATGGCTTCGCGGTAACGGGCCGACTCGGTGATGATGTGCCTCAAGACGGGCGGTTCCTCCGCCTTGAAGCCGATCGACAGCTTGCCGAGTCGGATCTGCTCGGCCGAATTCTTGGCGCCGGTGAAGGTGACCCGATAGCCGAGAATATTCTGCTGGGCCTGCAGGTCGCGCAGGAAGAAGCCCATGGTGTTGAGGATCGCTTGCACCGTCTGGCCGGTGATGTTGAACCGACCGAGGAAGAAGCGCAGCGCTCGGATCAGCCCGAGGTGGATGTAATCGCGGCCCCGAGTGACGTTGTAGAACCGCCACAGCTCGTCCTCGCCGACGTTGTCGGTGCCGATGAACACGAAGCCGCCGGAAGCGATGGCGAAGTCGGAGCCGATCTCGCCCCGCACCAACACGCCGATGTTGGCGTTGAGCAATTCCTGGCCCTCGTTCTCGCCGTCGAGGATCGAGAAATCCACGTCGCGGCCGGGCGCGATGATGCCCTGCACCGGCTGGTTGGCCCACGAGTGGAACGGCGCGCCCTGTTCGTGATCGCGCCGCACCGCGATGCCGACGACTCGCGGGGCGAGCGGCCGGGCGATGACCGCTCCGGTGATCGAATCGAACACTTGCACGCCGCCGGAGATGGCGATCAGTCGGCCCGACTGCATCGTTTCGCGCCAGTCGAAATCGTTCTGCAAGTTGATGCCGCTCGATTCGACCACCGCGTGGCCGAGCAATTGTTCGAGCACGAACGGCAACGCTGCGCACACCGGATTAGCGCCCAGCCCCATATAGGCCAGGAAGGTGGCCGGCCGTCCTTCGTCCTCATCCTCCTCATGCTCCGGCGCCGGCGCGGTAATAGTCGGGGCCGACTGATAGCCCGCGCCGTGCTCGTCAATGACGGCGAAGCCGAGCGAGCCGTCGTCCTGGCCGATCGCATGGGCGACCGCCGGGGTCGTCGGTTCGCCGCCGGCGAACTCGAGCTCATAGGTCTCGCCCTGCACATAGCCTCGCCCGCGATAGGTCTGCGCGATCCGCCCGACCGTGTCGCTGAGCGCGGTCTGCCCGGTGTAGCCGGGGACGATGATCAGCCGCGGCGTGAAGCCCAACAGCGACGGCGCGCGCGTCAGCGCGTGAATGCCGGTCCCCTCGGTCGACGAGCCGACGATGCCGGCGATCGTTTGATTGAGCCGTTCGGTCGGGTCGTCGCCCTCGCCGGCCTGGGTGCGCACGACGATGGTGCGCGCCGCCCGCTGCAACTCGCCGAGCTGATCGGCGACCCCTTCCAGCGCGTCGCGCAGATAGCCTTGGGTTCCGAGCTTGCGCACCAGCAATCCGTCGTTGGTGCGGGTCAAAACCGGGGTGTTGAGCGGAAAGGCGTCGGGGTCGGCGCCCGGGGCCGGGCCGACCAGGCCGATGGTCGAAAGATCGGCGCCGAGAACGGGCCGGGCCTCCTCGTCAACGCGACGGATCGAAATTCCAAAGGTCGGGTCGGTCATGGCGGTTCTCCTGGCTCAAAACTCCGAGGCTGGCACGGCGATGTGGAGCGAGGCGCGGCTCGCGCTCACGATTCGCAGGGTGACGGCGATCGCCTCCGGCAGCGGCATGGCGGGGTCCAACGAACTTGGCCGCTCGGCGTCAGTGGTGAAGATGCGCAATTCGCGGACAAACAGGCCGGTGTCCTCGTCGCGCACAAGCGGTGTGACCACGATGTTCGTCACATCGCCGACCGTCAGCGATTGCTGAGTGGTCAAGAGCGTCATGGCGCTCGTTCCTTAACACGGGGCGATTGGCGGGTCATCGCGGGCTCATTAGCTCGGGGGCGGTTAAAGGCGGCGGTTTGCGCGCCGCCTCCGCCATCTGGTCAAAGCGCCGCTCGAAATCGGTCAAGCGGGCAAGCATCATCGTGTCGAAGCGCTGCTCGAAATCGAAGATTTTCGCGTTGAGCGTTTGCTCGCCGCCCACTTCAAGAGAGCCGACGCGCCGCGCCAACTCCTCGAGATGCCGCAGAGCGTCGTCGATCTTTTTCGCAATGAGCAGAAATTGCTCTTGCTCTGCGGTCCGCGCCTGGTGGTTTGGGGGGTCTGGCCTGCTGACCGGAATGGGACGGCCCTCGGTGTCGCGCGCCATGTCATTCAAACCTTATGATG